GTTGGATACCTGAAGGTAGACGTGCATCTTTCTTACATGCTTATAAATCTGAAGGCAAAACAAAATACAAACCTATATTAGGTAGAGCCACAGACATAGTTTAAGTGATTGCTCAGATACAAGATAATTTTTTAACGGATGAAACTTGTGCAGAATTAATTAATTTTTTTGAAGAAAATAAAAATTTACAAGAAATCTATAGAAATACATTTGTAATAACAATTACAAACATTGATAGATTTAAAGATCTGTTAAATAAAATAAATAATTACTTTTTAAAACATAATTCAAAAGTAGACTGGATCCAGATAGTAAAATGGCCAGTGAATTCTTTTCAGGTATTACATAATGACGCAACAAGTGACCAAACAACACTTTCTTCTATTTGTTATTTAAATGATAACTATTCTGGAGGACGAACTTTTTTTGAAGAAGGCACTGTTTTTACACCTAAAAAAAGAAGAATGTTGTTTTTTGATGGAATGTATTATAAACATGGAGTTACCATGGTGCGTGGTGAAATAAGATATACATTAGCAACTTGGTATAAACAAAATGAAAAAATTAAATTTTAATTTTCAAAACATAGACACGGTGCAAGGGCATTGCCACCACTGTGATGAAGAAAGTATTTTAGTTGCAATTGTATCTGAGTTTTATAGATGCACTAATTGTGGAGCAGACACCAAGCAACATGTTAATGGTAGAATTAGATACATACAGCTTACTGAAAGTGATAAAGAATGGTTAAAGAAAAATGGAAGAGAAAAAAGATAAAATAATTAATTATAATTTTTTTCATTGGGGACCACTTCTTTTTCAAACTAAACTAACTGAAAAAGAATTAGATGAAGTTAAAAGATTATGTAGCAAAGAAGGCAAAGACTACAGAGAAAATTTAGCAGGGTTGATAAAACACGAACACGAAATAGATAGTAAAAAATTATTTTCAATAATTGGTCCTTACGCAAATAGTTATCTTAATGCGTTTAGACAATACTCTAGTAAAGATCTAGGAAACAAAGTAGAACTAATTAAATCATGGGTTAATTATATGATTAAGGGAGAGGCTAACCCCCTGCATACTCATGACGGAGATCTATCTTTCGTATTGTTTACAGAAATTCCAAAAGATTTATTGAAAGAATATAAAAATCATATCGGAAACACAAAACCTGGAGCAATAAGTTTTGTATACACTCTTGAAGATAGAAAGACATTGGTAAACGAACATTCTTTTTTTCCTGTTGCGGGCACGTTTTTTATTTTTCCAGCCTGCCTACATCATTATGTAAATCCATTTAAATGTGAGGGAGAAAGAGTGTCTGTGTCTGGTAATCTAGGAGTAAGTGATGGCTAGAAAATTTAAAGCATTTATTGAAAGACCTAAACCACGTAAACGTCCACGACGCCATACAAAAAAGCTAAATAAAAATTTTAAAAGACATTACAAACCATACAACCGACAGGGGAGAAAGTCATGAAACAATATGAAATAGATCACTTAGCCATTATGTGGAATAAAACCAGAGATGAGAAATACAAAGAACAATGGTATAAAGCTGTTAAACTTAAGTCTCTTGTAGTGGCTGACAATAAAACTTCACGTGATAATAATTTTTATTCACCTCTTCAGGCCCTAACTGTTCGATCTTCTTAGAAGCCACGTCATAGCCTGATTTTAGACAAACATACATGCTATCATACATATGATTTACTTGATATGGTGGTAAACATTGGCTAGACATACCAGAACAAAGTATTAAAGTTAAAACAAATTTCATTGACATCCTTGTAATAATTATATATAATCCCATATGATTATATATTAACAATGAAAGGATATATCAGACAATGGACATAAACAAGTACAAAAGTCTCGCAGTTGATCATAAGTGCTATGAGGCTATTAACAAACTGACCAAGCATCTGGCACCAGGGATCACTTTATCACGAGCTCAGGTAATTAGAATGTTGGTTGAAAAAGAAATAAAAAAACTAAATGGCAAACTTACAGCAGTTTTTAAGAAATCTTAATACTCTTGGTGAGGAAAGAGACCCTGTACGAAGTCTTTGGCGTAACGTTTTGATAGTAGCATTAGAAGATGCACTGGGTAAAAATAAAATAATTCATTACCCTTATATCAAATCTGCTAGAGAATATTTTCTAGAGCCTAACAGGGACTTTAAAACTGTATGTGAGTATGCAGGGTTTGACCATGAGTATATTAGAATGAAAGCAAAAAACTATTTTAGAAAGGAAAAAAATGGCAGAGTTGAAAGATGAACATTTTCAGGTGATAGATGGAAATAAAGCAAAAGCATATGAACAACAAAAAAGTATGCGTAAAGAACTGATAGAGTTTATCAGTAATTGTAAAGCATTCAATATGCAAGAGTTGTATAGTGAAATGAAAAGAATGAAAAGAACAAACAAGGAGGGAAAGTAATGATTAAAACATTAAAAGCAATCGCAGCTGAATTAAAAAGAGCTAACGATTTAAAAGAAAGAGATATTAAAAACAAGGAGACTTGGGGTTGGTATACAAATTCATCACCAGTTCAAACAAATCCTGAAGTTGGAAATGTAAGATATAGCGGAATGAATGGTGGTTACTCTGTTACAACAAAGGGTAGATGGTGATAAAAGGTGATAGCAGTGACTACGATTATCTAGCGAAGTGGACTAAAGAATTAAAGCCACAAGACTTTTGTCTTACGGTGGAGATAGGAGTTCGAGAAGGATACAGTAGTAACATTATTATGAAAATGTTGAAAGACAGAAATCATTTTCACATAGGCATAGATCCGTATGGAGATATTCAATACAAACATTTAGATAAACAAGGCGTGGTAAACGAAAAGGGTGAGACAATGTTTTGGAAAGATTTTGAAGGCAACTGGCTGGTAAATCCTGATGGCACTCCAAAGATACCTACTTATCCAAATAAGATGAAACAAAATTTTTTAGGAGATTTTAAATTCCATGAGAACTTTGTTTTATACCAATTAGAAGATACAGAATACTTCAACGCTTTTCCAAGGGGCGTGCCTATTTATAAGAATGGTTACAAACAAGTGGTAAACGTATACGACTTGGTGTTCTTCGATGGCCCACACACCACGGACAAAGTTATGGAGGAGTCCATGTTCTTTGGACCAAGATCTAGGCTCGGCACTAGATTTATATTTGATGACATGGATACATACGAGATGAGCGACATCGCATACGCACTAACCGCCTTTGGATTTAAAACATTAGAAATAGGAAACAAAAAGATATGCTTAGAAAAACAGACATAGCCTACATAGCTGGGCTCTTTGATGGGGAAGGTTCTATTACCTATAAGAAATATAAGTCAAAGAAAACAAGAAATAATAAAACTAAATACTATGATTGCTGGCGTATAGTTATGGAAATAACTATGACCGATGCATCTGTTTTACGCTGGATGCATTTGCTTCTTGGCTGTGGCACGCTTCGCAAGAAACCCAGACCAGGTCACTTGACACAATGGCGTTGGCGTTGCAGCTTTAGAGATGCATACTATGTGGCCCGCCTGCTTTGGCCTTATGCTCACACAAAATTACCTAAAATAAACCAAATCATCGCTCACTACAAAGGCAAGGTAATGAATGAAAATGTAGTTGACCTTGAACACTATAAACTATGGATGGGGGCTGAATGATATGGAACGGCAAACCTAAGTTTGATTACAAGAGTATCAAACGTGTGGACTCTGCAACTGGTAGAGTGTACGACATAAATGAGGAGAAGCTGCCTTCAGTTACAACAATACTTGGAGCAACGAGAAGTGAGGAGTCAAAAGCAAAACTGGCAGCATGGCGGCAAAGAGAAGGCGAAAAGAAGGCAGACTCTATAAGAGATAATGCAGCTGCCCGTGGTACGATTATGCATAGAATTCTTGAAGGCCATATAAAAGGTGAAGGCCACATGGATCTAACTGAGTTGGGTGAAGAGGCAGGCATCATGGCCCAAAACATTATCGATCTGGGGCATTTTCAGCCGCTTACAGAGGTCTGGGGCCTTGAGATGCCGCTATGGTACCCTGGATTATATGCTGGAGCTTCTGACGTGGCTGGGATCTATAACGGACAAGCTTCTATAATAGACTTTAAACAATCGAATAAATAC